CTCTTCTTGGTAACCAGAAGTCTTCCATCATTGACATAAACTTTCGATCATCACGAACTTCACCAGTTTGTGCATTGTAAACCAACTTATTGCGATAACGATACATTACTTCTTTTAAGTATTGCTCTGCTTTTATCTTTGGAAGATTTCCAACATCAATATAAAATATTCTTCTTTCTGGTGCTCTTGATAATCTATAAATTACAAGACTATCTTCAATCATTCTTAATTGATTGAGTCCTTTTATTGCTTTATGTAAATATGATAAAACACTTCCACGATTTCGATCAATTAATCCTGATGTGCAATATGTAATTGCATCTTTGGCAATTTTAATTCCTTTACTACCACCACCACCTGTTGCAAGATTTGATGGATATGCTGGTGCTGGTGTATACATGAAGTATTCATCAATCTGAGGATTGAGAGTAGATGGATCTTCATCATTATTTCTTCTCACATTGATGTAATCATTTCGATCTTTTTTCTTCTCTTTACGAATATATTTAATTTTAAGTGAATCAATATACCTTAAATCCTGAATACCATCCTGTGGTCTTTTCTGATCAATAACTTTAAGATAACATAACTTACCATCTACATACCAGTTACGAAATATTTCATGTGCCTTTCGATCAAAATCTAATATTTCTTTGATATTTTTAAACTCTTCTCGAATTATCTTTTTTAATTTATCACTTGCATTTAGATTTGATAATTCAACTTCAACTGGTGAATCATATAGATCACTTACAATTGCTTCATTTACAATATCTTCGATTGCACCATCAACCTCTGGATGAAGTGCCATTTCTCTATATCTTTTAATTAAATCAAACTCGTTACGATATACTCCTTCGATGTCTACGTAAGAACCATAAAATCCACTCTGTATATAATAGTCAGACCCGTCCTGATTATTCTCAGGAACGGGTGAAACTATCGACTGTGATTTTTTTTCGTTATCTTCAACAGAAAACCCAAATAGCCGTGCCATATTATAATTGTACTAGTATTTTATTATTTATCTGATATTTTCACCACCAGCTTGAGAGCTAGTTCCTTTAAATGCTTCCCACCAGTGAACTTGCATCTCTACATCAAACTGTTCAATTGTGTCAGTTGTTTCGTAGTTAAGATCAATTGTGGAAATATTAGTTGGAAAAATATCCCAGAATTTGTATGAACGTAGAATTGAACCATCACGATCTAACTGATGAACAAAAGCATCTTTATGATATTCATCTGGATCAGTTAATCCTGTGGCATCTTCTAGTTTGTTAATTACATTCATCCATTTTTCCATCGCAGATCTGATAACAAAATCTGTATCGTTGATAACTGTGATAGTCCAAGTTTCAAATGTTCTGTCTCCAGCAACTTTTAAAATACGACCTCTGAATGGTATTTCGACTGGAGCAATTGTTGAAGCAGGAAGTGCTGCTGCTTTGACTAAAAATCTAGATTTCTGTAAGACATCGTTTGCAATTGCAACGGCATCTGGGAATGCTAACTCTACCTCAAAGAGGTTCGGTCTAGCACCACCACCAGACAATCTACTTTTGAAATCACTAATTTTCCTTAGTGGAATATTGTTGATTTGTTGACGTGAAGGCATTTCTTAAACCTCTAAATTAATTAAACGGAACCGATAACTTCTTCGAATGATACACCAGTTCGAGTGGCGACAAAGGTAAGACCAATGAAGTTAATTGATCTTGCTGGTTTGATAAAGATATCTGCTATAAACTCATTGTTATCTATAACAGCAGCAGTGTTATTTGTCTCATCGCAAATAACAACATAATCTTGAATACCTCTCTTGGATTGAACATCTCTTAGGAAAGGTTCAACAATGTTCACAAAGTTTGCCCTTGTGATCTCATCGTTGAATTCGAATAACTGATCTTTGGCAGCAGCTGCAATACCTTGCTCAAGGTAGATGAATAATCTGCGAACATTGATTCTATCAAATGCTGATGCCTTTGCGAAAGCAGTTTTATCACCGAATAAGATAATTCCAGCACCAGGTGAATTGATTACTGGGTTTATTCGATTTGAATAAAGTTTATCTCTCTGTAATTTAGTTGGATTGTATGGAAGTTTAACTGCATTTAAGATTGCTCCTCTGTCTGTACCTGCTGGTGAGAACCAAGGGAAATCGTTAATGTCGTTTCTTGCACATGTTCCCGCAATGTCTCCATTTAATGGAACATAACGGAACACTTCATTAAACCTATCATACATGTATTTGTACCCACTGTCAAATACTCCGAAGGTTGATGATGTAATTGTGTCATAAAACTCAATCACATTTGTGGTAATATCCTCATCACTCCTAACAGTAACTTCTGACTGGTCTGTTGTATCTGATAAGATAGTATCTCTTGATGGTGAGATGAATGCAACAGCATCCTGTCTAACCTCTGCAACAGAAATCATTGTTGTTGCTAATTGTCTTGTGCTATCCTTACCAAGATGACCACCACCCATAAGTAAGAAATCAACATTATTGATTGTATCATTCTCAAATGTTTGGTATCCTGTAATCAAATCACCTAAACCAGAGTTAAGTGCACCTGCTGTTGTAATTGTACTAATTCCACCGTAGTTAAGTCCACCTGCTAATGTTAAATTAGTTGCTCCACAACTATTGAAAATAATTCCTTCTGCATCCTGATCCCATCCACCATCACCAAACTTAGTGAAGTCTGCACTAAATCCAGTTGTTGTAACACCAATTATTGAACCATTTAAACCAAATAAGTTTTCGGAGTTTGTGTAAAGATACTTTCTCCAGTAAGATGGTGATCCAACTGAGAATTCTGCATCTTTTGCTTTTGATAAGTTAAGATGTTTTTCAAGAATTGTTCCTGCATTTCCTGAAATAGTTCCTTTTGCGTCAATGACTAAAACATGAACTTCATCAAATCTACCACCTCTAGCAGCAGCATATTCAGATGTACCTGGTTTATCGGCAACCGCATTCCACTTAGCAGTCGTAATTGTTGTTCCTCCTCCAACTGAAGCAGTAGTAACATCATAGGTTTGTTGATCAAACCAGTCTACTACAGAAGTAACAGATGTAGTACCACTACCAGATATTGATATGTTTCCTTCAGTTCCAAATTTGTAAATGCTGTTAAAGTCTTGTGCAGTTTCAGTATTTGCAGCAGAAACATGACTTAAGAATTTAACATCAATAGTTCCTGTTCCCTTTGCAGTAACAATACCTTTAAAGTGACCATCCAATACACTAGTACTACCAATCCCTGATATAACTGTATTAGCAGGAACTGCTTGTGTTATACCCATACCAACTGCTATTGTACTAGCAAAACCAACTGTATCAACTCCTAGAACTTGATCTGCTGCACCATCAATTATGGCAACTTTAATTCCATTCGACCATGTGCCAGGATTTTTTGCAGCAACAGTAACATCTGTAAGAGTATTTTCCTGATACCCTAATTCCTGATAGTGTTGAGTGCTTTTGATTTTTACACTTGATGCAGATCCCACATAACCATTTTTAAGATCAGTATCATCTGCTCTAATAACACTTAAACTTCCTCCATACGATAAGTATGAAGATGCCACCATCCATGTTTCGTATTGCTTATCTGTATCGTATGGTTTACCAAACTGATCAAACAAGTCATTTTCTCCCGTAATAGGAGTTGGTTCACCGACAGGTCCTTTTTCAAAAGATCCAACGATTCCACCGACTTTACCTGTTGTCCCATCGATTCTTCCAATCGTAAGATCGACTTCTCTTATTAGTATACCTGGAGATGCTAAATTTAAGGCCATCCCTTACTCCTTGTAATTCAAATTTATCTAAAAATATTTAGGAAAAAGGGTATTTACGACGGGGAAACAATACGTGAACATCACCAGTCTGGATATATATCTTCTTTTAAAATTTTAATTTTTCTTCTTTTTGTAATTCTTTTTACAGTACAAGTTTTACATTCATAAGAATATGCTGACGGTAAAGTTCCTTTGTGTTTTCTTGTCAAATAATAATCTTCAATTAAATTTTTTACTTTGCCACACACTCTACATTTTCTCTCTGAGAATAGTAAATGTTCTAATTCTATTTGTGTGTCAAATTCCATCACCGATAATCCCACATATAAGATCGATCACCATATTCATCAGTATGCCATAAATCTCCATCTTTATCAACAAAACTTTCATCATCTAACCCATCATTTATAAATCCAAAAGGTGCCATATCTTGTTCAATTTGATTTCTTTGTTCTTCATATAATCTTTTTCTGATATCATTATCGGTCATTTCTTTAAAATATTCTTGTGCAACTAACCATGCAAATAATACCAAACACATTGCTAAATCATCATTACATCCTTCCTCTGCTTCAAATGAATTATGTTTTTGTGCAAATGTAGTCAATTCTGATATGATTTCATAATCACATGTCAACAATTTATTATCTTCAATCATTGTTTTAAGATTACTGCAACCCAATTTTTTAACTGCTGCAGTTGTTCTAACACCTAATTGTGTCTTCTTTCCTGAAAATCCTTGTCCAACCACTTGACCTGCTCTTCCCCTCATAGATGCCATAAGTAGGTTTTCATATTCAAGATCAAATTGGAGAATACTTGCAACCTGATCACCAATATCATTAACTTCAACTAATAAGTATGCGTTATTGTATCCCTTTGCAACATCAAATATTACATTTGGAAACAGCATAGGTTTGACTTCATTGTTTCGATATTTTCCTACAACTTTATAGGGGAACTGCGTGACATCAAAAACTATAAATGCAGAATAATCGTTTCCTAACCCACGAGCTACGTCAACTGTAATAATATAATTATGTTCTTTTATTGGTTCTTCGTAAATATCTAATCCTGCATTTTTTGTAATTGGAGAATCATATACCATATTTTTCAGTATGGCAGGATTTATTAAAGTATTAACTGATCCAAGAAATTCACATTCAAACTCAACTTTAAATTGTTGTTCTGATGTATTGGCAATTGTTTGTTGTTTCCAAACATCATCTCTACCAGGAACTTCCGACCAGTGAACATCCGTTGTAACATATTCATTTCTACCTCTCTCAGCATCATGCCAATATCTGTAAAAATGGTTCATCCCGTGAGGGGTTTCC